CACTATCGACACGACCAACGACAAGTGCACGATGGCCCACGTTTCGCTGTTGAAGCGTTTGGCCAAGAAGTCTGCACCGTTGATCCGTCCGATTATGGTCAAGTCTGACGAGCCGTGGTTTGTGTACTTTGTTGGTTCGCTGGCCTTCCGTGATTTGAAGTCTGATTTGAAATCGACTCAGCAGGACGCTCTGCCACGCGACATCAAAGACAACCCAATCTGGACTGGCGGCGACCTCGTGTTCGACGGCGTTATCATCAAGGAAGTCCCAGAGATCGACATCTTCATTGATGGCGATGGTACTGGTTCTCCGTGGGATGGCGTATGGGGTGCGAATGCTACCGGTGACAGCCTGAAAACTGGCGGCGCTTCCAGTTCGCGTGTTGGCATTGGCTTCTTCTGCGGAGCGCAGGCTGTTGGCATGGGCTTGGGCCGTATGCCTAAGTTCAGCCGTCGCAAAGAGGATGACTACGAACATCAAAACGGCGTAGGCCTTTCCATGAAACACGACATCAAGAAGTGTTTCTACAACGCAAAACAGCATGGCATGGTAACGTCTTTCCATTCCGCTGCTGCTGACGCCTAAGGAGGTGACCTATGGCAACTGCAACTGAACGTAGACAGACCGCTGGTATTTCGGCTGGCAAGGGTGACGCCTATAACGTGAAGAACCTGACGGCGACGATTGAGCTGGCGGCTTCGGCCTCTGGTACTCTCATCAACGTAGGCTACATTCCAACCAATGCGCGCATTCTTGGTAGTTCGCGTTTGTATTGGGATGACCTTGCAACCTCCGGTTCCCCTACGCTCGATCTGGGCTTGATCGCTGTAAATGGCAACATCACTTCTGATGATGACTGCCTGAATGACGGTCTGGCTCTGAGCGCGGTTTCTACCGCAAACGTGGGTGCGCAGGTAGTGAAGGACTTTGCCAACGCTGGTCTCCCTGCTTGGGACTTCGTGAACGGACAGACCTCCGACCCTGGTGGCGTGTTCTTGGTTCGCGCCGTTGTTCGTGACGCAGCCACCACTGCAACAGGTACGGTGACGTTCGACCTGAACTACACGCTCGACTAACAAAACCGAGGGCAGGGACGCCCTCACTCCTTTGGGGAATACATGAAGAAAGTTGCACTTGTGGGTGGATCGCCTTCAACTGAAGGATTAGCTCCATTCTCTGACCCGTCTTTTGACATTTGGGTACATGGTAATCAGATAGACCGCCACAATGGCCGGCGAGTAACTAGGCTGTTTGAGATTCACGACGATTTAAGCGAGCATCCCCCGGAATATGCGGGATGGTTAGCAAACAAAGGCGTCCCGATGGTAGTGGGTGCTAACTACCCTGTGACCGGTGAACATATAGCCCGGTTCCCGTTTGCCGAAGCGGATGCTTTGATGGGCGGCAGGCATCTGACCTCGACTCCGGCCTATATGATGGCGCTGGCGATTCTGGAAGGTTATGGGCACATTTCTATCTATGGGGTGGAAATGGCCGTCGATGAGCATGAATACTTTTACCAGCGGTCATCGATGTATGCATGGATTGCCTTCGCTAAAGCCCGAGGTATTGAGGTTTACATTCCGCCAGAGTCTGGATTGTTCAAGGACTCCTATGTTGAGGGGCTGACTGCTGGCAAGCCTCAATTGGCTCTGGAGCCTTTCTCGCAGTCTGAGTTCCTGAAAATGGCAGACCAGCACCAAGATGCGATAGATGGGCTATCTGCCGAACTCCGCGCTATCGAGCAGCGGATAACTGCGCATTCAGGGGCGAAACAGGCCTACGAGCGGCTGGCGCAGGTAGCAAGGGCGATTGAAGGCGGGGCGACCGTCAAGACTTTGACTGAAAGCGCGAGGATTCGATGAGACTGAAGTACATAAACCCTGACGTTGTCGGCGCAGTGGGCGTTTACGGGTTCACAGTCGCACATGGCGACGTGGTTGACTTTGAATGCTTTGGAGATCGCGAGCCTTTTATTTATCAGAAGGCGTTAAAGTCTGGCAATTTTGTTATCATCGCCGATGAAGTAGTGGAAAAGCGCAAACCCGGCAGACCAAAGGTGAAACATGGCGACGTTGGCTGAAGTTCGGCACATTGCTGGCGAGTTGATGGGGATTGTTCCCTATGGTCGGGCGATGAATGCGCAAGATGACCTGTTGCTGGCTGAGGTTTACGGGCAGGTCTATGCAGAGCTGAAGTCGGAGGGTATTGCAGTGTGGGCCGCTGCCAATGACGTGCCGAATGAAGTTGCCCATCACGTAGGCGCCTTGATGGCGTTCTATGCCGCTCCACGGAAGTCTGTGGACGCTGAACGGTACTCTCTCATATCTGCTCACCGGTCGGTTGCAAAGCCTGAAATCCGCCGCTACACGACTCCCCAATACGAAACCATGAGCGACCCGGTAGGCTTTTGATGTGGACTGAAATCAACATCACAGGCGGCTCCTATACCCACAAGGCAAGGGCGTTGTCGTCACAACAAACGCTGAATTTCTGGCCGCAGGTTCAGAATGGCGCTGGGACAAGTGATTACATTCTGGAAAGCTGGCCGGGGCTGACTTCATTCTCTGCCGGGTCTGGCACTGATCGCGGGATGATTGAGCATAAAGGGACGCTGTACAAGGTCACCGGCACGACACTGGCATCGATTGCCAGCACTGGAACACGTACAACGCTTGGCACGATTCCCGGCACTGGTCGGTGCGTATTCGATGCGATCGCAGACACAATCATCATTGTTACCGATGGGGTGCCGTATACATGGGATGGCGCAACGCTTACCACCGGCACCGACATAGACTTTGAAACGCCCTACACTGTAACGGTATTGAACAATCAGGCGATATACGACGGCGACGACTCCCGTTTTTGCGTTTCTGATGTAGGTGCACCGCTAACTATCAACGCTTTGAACTATGCCTCTGCTGAAGCGGTAGCCGATAACCTTGTCAGGCCGTATGCATTCAATCAAGTGGTGCAGATGTTCGGTGAGAAGCACATAGAGGGCTGGTGGAACTCCGGGTCTGGTAGTCCGCCGTTTGACCGGTTAGAAGGCGGACTGTTTCAGATTGGCTTGTCTGCCCGTTATTCGGTAGCGAACAACAAAAATGCCATTTATTTCCTTGGGTCTGATCGGAATGTGTACCGGTTGGGCCAGGCTGGGCCGGCTGCTGATTTCACGCCTTTTCCTTTGGTCAGAGAGTTCAACGGCTATACCACGGTATCGGATGCAATCGGCTGGTGCATGAGCTATCAAGGGCAGGAGTTCTATATCCTGAAGTTTCCCACTGAGAATAAAACCTTTGCCTATCCTGAAGGCGGGCAGTGGTTCCAGCTTTCATCCCGAGACTATGACGACTACGCTATAGCCGGCCGGTATCGCGGCAACTCCTACGCTTTCTGCTACGGGAGGCACTTGATAGCGGATGAAGATGGCAACGTCTTGGAGCTGAGTGACACCACCTATACTGACAATGGCGACCCCATCCGCAGGGTGAGGGATAGCGCGCCGATTCATTCTGGATTGTTAGGGAAGGCAGGGAAGCCTATTTTCCTGTATTCATTCAAGCTGATTCTTGAGACTGGAACCGGAGCGGAAGCGGCTGAGATCATGCTTTCCTTGTCCACCGATGGCGGCAAGACGTTTGGCTCTGAGTTTGTATCAGACTTGGGAATCAGGGGTGATTACCTGAAAACCGTAGAATGGAAAGGGCTGAATGCTTGCGGGGAGTCCATAGTTGTGCGGATATCAACGAGTGATGGTTATTACTACTCGCTTCATTCTGCCGCTGCTGAATTGGGTGTCGGGATATGACGAACCCTGTAAACCCGCCACCACTGAAACTGCCAACGACTCCGAACACGGAACTTAATGGCTTTTTGAAACAGCTGAAAGATACCGTCTACCTGCTTTGGTACAACACCAGCGGCGGCGGTTATCCGCCCGAGCTGTTGGAAGCCATAGCGTTTTTCGCTGCTACGAACATCACTGGCGCGGAAGCGGAAACCCTGACTGATGGATCTGATGCGCAAAGCCTTCATACCCATGAGTTCTACGCACGCTATACGCTGGTGATGTCATGATTCAGGAAAAGCAGCTTGGACAGTTGAGGCCGGCAAACACTACAGCGGCGAGCTTGTACTCTCCCGGGGCATCAACTACGTGGGTGGCTAAGAATCTTGTAGTTTGCAACACCAGCGGCGCAGGGGCTTCATTCCGGGCCTACCATGACGAGGATGGCACGACTTATGACGAGACAACTGCAATATTTTGGGACGTTCCAGTGGCAGCAAATGAAACCGTGTCGATAACATCCCTGCTTTCTGGTTTTACCAATGCTGGGAATATCGGGGTAAGGACTGACACTGCAAGCGCTTTGACGTTCACGCTGTACGGTGCTGAGATAACATGATCACTTCTACACTAACCAGACCGCTAACGGCTACCAACGACTCTGGCGAAGCCACTCTGTTATCGACAACTGCGGAAGGCCACCTTGAAGTTGCCATTCACTCCCCCCGCTTGCCATTTGGATCTGTTCACACTGAATCACTGACCCCTATTTTTCAGACTGACGCTGTGTATGGTGTGAACTCCGGGCAGGTCGCCACCACCACTTCTTTGTCTGGTACCGCAGGCGCTAGTAACTCCTCGTTTTATGTGACCACTGGCACAACGTCAACAGCACAGGGGGTGATTCTTGGGCGCAAGAGGCTGAGGTACAGACCGGGGCAAGGTGTTATTGGTCGGTTCACTGCCATATTCACCAGTCCGGTCACTTATTCATATCAAGTTATCGGGTTTGGCCATGCTGAGGATGGTGTGTACTTTGCATACCGTGAAGCGACCGGCACTGGTTATTCCGGCGTGGCTCCGGCTTTCGGTATTCTGTATATCAACCGCGCCTACCGTGAAGTGCGCACGCTGACGGTAACGACCGGATCAAGTACCACTGAGAACGTCACCGTAACCTTGAATGGGGTAGCGAATACCATTGCTGTTACAAACTCGGCGAACATTCAGCGCACGGTTTATGAGCTTGCAAGCGGCACCTATACCGGATGGGATGCCTACGCTTCCGGTGCCACTGTTGTATTCGTCAGGAAGGCCGCTGGGACGGCTTCGGCTGGCGCTTATACCCTGACCGCTTCGACCGCAGTCGGTACATTTGCGCAGACCCGAGCAGGCGCGGCTGGTACAGAGACATTCATCCCTCAGAGTACGTGGAACGGTGACAAGCTAGACGGTACCGGAGCTTCGGGCGTTACGCTCGATCCTACCAAGGGCAACGTGTACCAGATTGGGATTCAGTACCTTGGTTATGGTTCGATTGTCTTTCAGGTGGAAGTCTGCCCGCCAGATGGTAACAATTCCGACTTTGTGACCGTGCACACCATGAAGCTGCCGAACACGCTGACTGCCACTTCCTTCGGCAATCCCTCGTTTCCGTTCACTATGGCTGCATATTCTGCCGGATCAACCACCGACTTAACGGTGAAGTGCGGATCATTCGCCGGATTCATCGAGGGCACGAAAACACTGCACGGGAATCGGTTTACCTATTTCAACCAGCTTACAACCGTAGGCGCTACGAACTTGCAGGCGCTGTTTACCATTGCCAACACTCGGTACTACGGTGGCATGACAAACCAAGCCGTCATAAACCTGCTTTCGGTGTCTGGGGCTTTGAAGCATACAAGCCCGTGTATTTTCTACCTCATCAAAAACGGCACATTGGCAGGGAATCCGAACTTTCAATCATTGGCCAGCAATTCCGCATCACTGTGGGATACCGCAGCCACCACCGTCACCTATGCAACCGGCGATCAACTGCTATGGACTGGCCACCTTGGGGACACTGGCGAGATCGACCACCACTTCGGCGGTAACTCGGATTTGAATATGGAAGAACTGACCCTGCAGCCGGGCGAATGGGTAACGCTTGCCGCTCGGGCAGTGACTGGCACGCCGTCCTATGTGACAGGATCGATCAATACGAGGGAGGATCAGTGAACCTTCAAGTCTCGAACCGCTCGATGATAATGGAGCTTGAAACGGCCATGAAGGCTATGGAACAGGTTGAGATTGAAACAAAGCATTATTTCGCCAATGGAACCTACACGCGAGAGGTTTACGTTCCGGCTGGCGCAGTGATAACCGGAGAGATTCACCGGTATTCCTGCATCAACATTGTGTCGAAGGGCAGGATTAAGGTGGTAAGCGACGAGGGGGAATATGAGATTTCCGCCCCTTATACGTTCGTTTCCGGCCCTAACGTGAAAAAGGCGGGATACGCGCTAGAAGATACGGTCTGGATAAACGTATTCCCTTGGGACGGCTATCAGACTAGTGAAGAAGTTAAACAATCTGTTATCATGTCGGCGGAAGAATCCGCACGGCTTTTAGAGGGCGCGCAATGTCTCTTATAAGTGCAGCCGCTTGGCAAACCGTAGCCGCTGTGGGCGGAGCCGCCTATGGGGCGAACCGCGCAAAGTCTGCATCCGATAAACAGGTCGAGGCTTCCCAGCAAGCGCAAGCCGGCAACACTGCCGCAGCTCAGGAAGGCCGCGCACTTATCGAGCAGGGCAACACCAGCGCCCTTGCTACCTTGTCGGATCGCACCAACGAACTCCGACCACTAATCACTGATACCCAAAACAACGTACTCAGCACGATCAACGCAAGCAGCAATCGTGCCTCTGATCTTGTCACCCGTGGCGGTCAGGAAGCTGCTGGCCAGTTGGTACGAGGTCAGGATGCGGCTGTTAACCAGTTGAGATCATCGGGAGCAGATGCCACCGGCAACATTACAACGTCCCGTGATGCCGCTATTCAAGGGCTTCAAGCTGGTCGTGATTCGGCTATAGGCTCGGTTACCGCTGGCAGCGATGAAGCCACCCGCAGGCTTGCCGAAGGCAACGCTGCCGCTATAGACCAGATCCAGACTGGTAGAAACGAAGCGCTAAACAACATCCGCACTGGCGGCAATTTGGCATATGGCCAAGTTACGGATGCGAGAGACACCGCACTCAACTACCTGAAAACTGGCGGCGATAGTGCCAACCGCAGTATTGAGCAGGGCCGCACCGCTGCTGTGGGTGACATTACCACCGGCATGGATCGGGCAACCGCTGCGATTGAACAAGCAAGGAATGGCGCTGTTTCCAACATTTCCACCGGTACGGGTATTGCTCGGGATTCGATCAATTCGACCCTGACTACCGGCATGAACCTGTTAAATCAGGGAACGAATCAAGGCGTTTCTGAGTTAACCGGAGCGCGAGATCGTAGCATTGATTCGCTTACCCAAATGCGCAATCAAGGCATTGCCGAGACTACCGGAGCAAGGGATACCGCAAG